GCATCATTTGAATCTTGTCTTTGGGCTCTATGGCGACCCAGCCGCCGGTTCCGCCAGTCTGGGCGAAGCCGAATGTCAGCCGCGGGACGAGGATGGTCCCGTTGGTGATAGCGGATGCGTCGTTCGCCCAGATGCTTTGGGCCGCCGGATCGCCGCGCAAGTTCCGAGGCGAAGGCGTTTGGGTGGTCCCTCCGGAGGCGGTCGTGCCGGTGTTGTGCTTGACGCGAACCTGCGCGCCGCCGGCCGTTCCGAAGCGGGCCGCAGCGATCACCTGGGAGATGCCAAGGGTTTCCTGGTTTGCCGCGGTTTTGACCCAGAGATGGGTGGATTCGGTGCCTGGCGTCACATTCGACGACAAGGCTCTGTTTATATCGTAGTAATAGGGCATCGTTTTTTCCTTTTACGAGGACTGCCCGCTGCTTCCAGTGCCAGAGGGCGTTGGGACCGTGTTTGCGCCGGCCTTCCCGACCTGCGCGGCATCAGCGTCGGAAACGAGGCCAAGTTTCACGAGCTGATCATGCCAAATCTTATGATCATCCAGCACGACGTCAGGATCAAAGCCGCGACGACGGATGAACTCTTGCGGCGTCATTCCGAGAGCGCGCACAAGAGAAATATCGCCGTCAGCTTCTTTGACCGGGTCAACAGCCTCGAATTTAGGGGTCGTGAACTCGACGTCATAGGGTGTATTTGCCCGCAGCCCGCCCGCGGCGATCGAATAGTCGATGAACCACTTCCACACCGGCTTCAGCATCATCGGAATAATGGTCGACCATTGCAGCACCTCGATCGAGCGCCGGAATTCGTTCATCCCAGCTTTGATCGATGAATAATTTGTCCTTGATAGGTCACCGGTGCCGATCTCATACGTCACCGCGCTGCCGGCGCATATTTTCTGCAAATATGTACGAACTGTCTCCGGAAATCCGCCCGTCGCGGCCGGTGCTGTGAATTTGATGTCCTTCGCGCCGCGGGCAATCGCTATCGTGCCAGGCTCGAACTGCTCGACCTTTTCGCCGTTGGCGTCTGTGACCTGGGTTACGATCCCTTCCTGCGTCTCATCGTCCGCCCCCATAACGATCGCCGCAACGCAGGCCTCGATCCGCTTCCTGACGAGCTCGGCCTCCTGATAGGAATCAAGCTCTCTGGCCGTCATCAGAACCGGCGCGAACCATGGGAGGCCGCGGATTTGGCCGATGCGTTGGATCTCATAGAGGTGGAGCACGTCGGCGGCAGGAATACGATCGGCAACGTATGAAAGCGGAATGACGAACGGAAATTCACCAGGATGGTTGCGAAACAGCCAATATGCTGTCCGTTTTCCTTCGCCTGAGAACTCTATCCCCTGGTGGATGTAGCCCTGCTCGCTGGTCTCGAGGTTCTTGCGGTGGTCAATGTAATCGCCCTCGAGGAACTGCAGCTCCAAAGGAATCTTTTTCCCTGGCACCGTGCGCTTGCGGACGACCATCTCCCCGCCTTCGATCATCGACCGGATGGCGATGCGCTGAAGGCCGTAATAGTCGAGCTGTCCACCAAAATCGCATTCTTCGACAAAGCGGGCCCAAAGATCGTCGATCTTCTCGTTTAGCTTCTTGTCGGGCGTGCGCGCGGTGCAGGAAATCCCGGTGCCGACCGCGTTGTCGACGATTGTGCGCAGAATCTTCGAGACGTGCGGGTTGTTGCGGACCATCTCTCGCGTGCGGTTGCGCAGCGTGAGAAGCGCGTAATAGACCTCCGCATTCGCCGAGGTCGACGGCGCAAGCCAGCCCCATGTCGAACGCGTGACCCGCGCGGCATCGTAACCGCGCTTGACGATGTCGAGGCGATGCTGCCTGGCGAGTTCGGTCGACAGCTTGGCGAGTTCGTTTTTCGCCTTCTCCGTCGCCTTCGACCGCGCCGCCTTAACTGCTGCTCTCTTTTTCACTGTTTGAAATAAACCGTACGATGCGAGAGAGGGCGCGCCGGGCCGTCAGCCTGCGTCGAAAGCTCGCGGATCATGCGGTCACGCAAGCGGAGCATCATTTCGAGCGAGCTGTAGGTGACGGTGCGGCCGTTGTACTCTACCTTCGTCACCCCGAGCGAGATCGCGTTGGTCAGTGCGGCGAGCTGAGCCTGTGAAAATGGACTTTGTCCGGTGGACATTTCAGCGTGCCTCGTCCTGTCGGGTGAGCATCGCCATTACGTAGTCGACCTCATCCTTTGGCATCGGTGGAAGTTTCCAAAACTCCTTTGTACCCTCAGTAAATAGCGCGAGTTCCGGCACCATCTCCGCCAATTCCTGGGCGCAGATATCCGATGAGTCCTCGCGTTCGTCTGTCACCGCGGCATCTTCTTTTTGCGCTCGATTGACGATTTCAATTTTCCGCGCCTCGCGGTTCTGGCATTGAAAATTGTCGGCAAAGGATCGTATCGGCGTTTTTTCTTCCGCTCTTGAAGCATCGCAATCAGCATTTGGGCGAAGTTTCCTAACTGCTGCGCCATTGCGAGTCTCTCAATTCAACCATCCTTTGCGCCGACCGCCGATGAATGAGGGTCTTCCACCATCATCGAACTTAGCGCCCTCTGGCCGCGGCTCAGCCGCACCTTGCGTGGGCTCCGAGACGGCGCCATGCCGCTCGGCTAAAATTTCGTCCCACTTATCCCGTGGTATGCGATCACAGCCAAGTCCGTTAGGGCGAGGGCCAAAAGCAAGCGCTCGCGCATATACGGCCAAGTCCAGCGCCTCATTTCGTCCCCGAATCTTGTGCCATTCGTTCACGACGCGGCCGTCCCGGCGTTCCCGGGGCACTAAAACCTCGGCGGTGAGCTGGTCGACATAGGCCTCGTCGGCGATGTCCGCCGTCAAATGGATGCGGCCTGGCATATCGTCGCCGTGCTCATAGGCCCTGAGAGCCTTGCTGAGCCACACTTTCAGGTCATGCGTGCCGACGAAATAAAGCGGGACCTTGAAAACGTGCGCCCCGAATTTGTTTTTGACGTCGATCCAGCGCGGCGAGCTCAAAATCACCGCGTCGGTCGAACTAGATCCCTTTAGACCGCGCCATTTTTTCTTTCTCCAAACGAATCTGTAGGCCGCCTGGGTCTGGTGGCCGCCGGTGTCGAGCGCCAAAGCGTCCGCCGGGAAGGCTAGGCCGCCGGAATGAGGCCATTCACGCTGCGATATCGCCTCGAGTTCCAGCCATGGACCATCCGTGAGCAGGTTCCCCTCGATCGAACCGGCGTCGACCAGCCATTGTTCGACCGTTAAGGCCTTTTCGCCAGGTCCGAAGCCGTAGAGCGCCCATTCGAGGCGATCGTCCTGCGTATCGACGACGAGCGCCGTTCTACCGACGCCCGGCGGTACGATTCCGCGCTCATAATGCTCGGCTCTCTCGGCCACGCGAGCAGAATCGATATCCGAGCCGTGCTCTTCGTAACTTTCGCCGAGCCAGAGGTTCGCAAATCCCTTTTCCGCTATCGGATCGCCGTCCGCCCTAAGCCATTCCTCCCAAATCTTGTCCCAGCCGGTCAGGAGCGACGATAGAGAGTTGATGAAATAGCTCGGCTGGCGGCCAGGCCCCGGAGACGTCGGCAACCACCGGCCCGCGATGACCATCGCGCGCTGCTGCCAAGAGTCGATGCGCGCGCCGCAGCACTGCGCCATATATCGGGCCATAAACGGCGCCGATTTCTCTCCTTCGAGGTGCTCAAACCGGAAATCGATCTCTGTTCCGCAATGCGGGCACGGCATGACCCAAATCCGCTGATCACCGGACTCGAAAGAACGATCAATGCGCGAAGCACCGCGGATAGTTGGTGTCGAGATAACAAGCTTCTTATGCGTCCCAAGCCGCGAGAAGGCAACCTGCCGCGCATCCAAGAGCGCCATTGGGTCGCCCTGACCGTCCAAATCTTGCGGCCACCTATCGACTTCGTCCGCCAACGCGAAGCGAACCGTTTTCGCCGATAAATCGGTCGCTGAGTTCGCACCTGTGAGAATCAACCTCCCGCCTGGGAACAATTTCGCCAGCGTCGTCGATCCCATCTCGGATCGGGACCGCTGCGGTTTTATCTTCGTCGCCATCGCCGGTGTTGATTTGATCGCCGGGTCGAGGCGTTCCTGGTTGAAGTCGCGCGCGGCCATGATCGTAGGCTGCACAATCATCATGTCGTCCGGCTCCGTGTCGATCAGACACAGCAGCCAGACAAGGCCCATGTTCGAAAAGCCTGTTTGCGCCGACTTCTTGACCGCAACCTCGGTCCACGGCGCGTCAATCTTCAAGCACGTCAAAGGCTCGACGATGTAGGGCGTCAGCGTAAGGTCAAGACGTTGGTTCTTTTTCGGTCCTACCGGGACGATAAAGTTGTCGCGGCCCCATTCTGCTGGTGACGCCGCGGGTATTGGGCGTATCGCGGCCGCAAGGGAAGCGAGAAGCTCACTCTTCGCTGCGGAGAGAGTTGGGATCGGCACCTCTAAACCCCTCTGGTGCCTCCATCAGGACAACCCAATATTCGTGCGGCGACCCTAAAGAGCCGGCGACGCGCCAGCCTTCGCTTTCGAAGCGCGCGCGGTCTTCGTGGTGGACGTAGCGGAACCAGCGGACGGTGCCCGGCGGCCAAACGTCTCGCCCGTCGCCTCGAGCGTCGCTTCCTGGCCAGTGAAGTTCTGCCATCGAAGGACGCTCACATCGACGTAGGGTGGATGAAGCTCGATCGCGTGACATACGCGGCCGGTCATTTCCGCGGCGATTATGGTTGTTCCACTTCCACAGAAAGGGTCATAGACCGCCTGGCCCGGCGAGGAATTGTTTTCGATCGGCCGCTTCATACACTCGACGGGCTTCTGCGCGCTGTGGCCGGTTTCGGACTTTTGCGGCTTGTTGATTTCCCAAATGCTCGTTTCAGTGCGGCTGCCGTTCCAGTGACCGGTCGATCCCTTGCGAACCGCGTACCAACACGGTTCATGCTGATAGTGGTAGTGCCCGCGGCTTATAACGATGTTGTTCTTACGCCAGATGAGCTGGGACCGAATTTCAAACCCGCAGGATTCGAGTGCGAGCTGAGAGCTGGCGGCTTCCCCACCACCATGCCAGCAATAAACAACCTCGCCAGGAAATAACGCCCAGGCCTCGCGCCAGTCCGAGCGGTCGTCGTTCGAAACTTTTCCGATAGCTCTCCCGCCAGGAGCGCCCTGATGTTTCCCTTTGTTGCCGCTCTTAGGCCGCCCGGCCTGCACGGCATCGTTCCGCCACGCCGCGTCGTAATTCACTCCATAGGGCGGGTCGGTCACCATCAAATGCGGCTTCACGCCGGCTAAAGCCTTGTCGACAACCAGCGGATCGGTGCAGTCGCCGCAAACCAGCCGGTGCGCGCCAAGCAGCCAGACATCACCGAGCGCGCTTATAGGATCGACCGGTGGATCCGGCGCTTCTTCCTCGTCGGTGAGGCCGCCCTGGTCAGTGTACAAAAGCTCGTCGAGCTCGGAAACGCTAAACCCGATCAACGAAACGTCGAAATCTGACCCGCTAAGCTCCGCAAGCTCGGTCGCAAGCCTGTCGAGGTCCCACTCGGCGTTCAGCGTAAGCTTGTTGTCGGCGAGCATGTAAGCCCGCTTCTTGGCGTCGCTCCAGCCGGTTGCGACCATGACCGGCACGTCTTTGATGCCAAGGAGGTGAGCCGCAAGTATGCGTCCATGGCCCGCAATTATGAGTCCCACCTCGTCGACCAGGACAGGAATCGTCCAGCCCCACTCTTGGATCGAAGCGGCGATCTGGGCGATCTGTTCATCGCTGTGGGTGCGCGCGTTGCGGGCGTTGGGGACGAGCTTGGAGACCGGACAGCGCTCAACCTTATCGGCGGGCCATGGATTCGTCATTCGGCCCCTGATGCGGCTTCAGCCGTTATCAAATCCGCGACGGAATTGAGCAATTCCGAAGATTTCGCCCGTAAAAGCCCAGAAACGGCCCCTTGGCCGCCATTCAGCGCCACCGCGGTGAGTTCCTCGGCCCAGCCCGGAATCGCCTTGTGGGCCCGCTGAACGGCGCGTCCTAAGGCTTCTGCGGCCGCTTTGGCGGCACCTTTCGGAATCACGTCGCCTAACTCCCGAGCAAGGCGCATCTGAAGCAACGCAGCCTGAAGATTGGACGTCTTGGTCCGCGCGGTGACCAAATCATGCCGCTTTGGCGTGCCTTTGGCCATCATGTCTGGATCGTCGAGCCTTACCCGACCCTCGTCGAACGATTGCTGGGCCTCCTCGAACTTTAAGAACTTCGGGCCTTTAGCGGCGGCCGACAAACGGCGCCCGGTCTTGCTATAGGCCTGAAGGCGCCCATGCTTGAGCGCTTGGGAAATGGCGCTTTGAGTGACGCCGGCAGCCTTTGAGAACGCCGTCGCCGACACCATGGGTTCGGGCATGCGAATTAAGCCTGCTTTTCCAAGGACATACTAGTGAAATACCGGGGCGGTGCGCG